CGAGAACGTGTGCCCCTCGAGTTTTGTCCGAGGAAGATACCATCAACGGCTTTGGCAATTTACAAACCATGAATTTCCAATCTAGCCCAGGCCTCCCTTACGTCAAAATGAAGACCCCAGCAGACGGACCCGGCAAGGCTTACCTTTTCAAAGAGGTTCCTGTCGTAGTCAATGGCGAACTAGTGGTTAAGCGATTCCTTAAAGACTTCACGATCATAAGAAATATCAATGATTATGAGGCTGCAGCAAAAAATCGAATTCGGTTACCATCAGTTTGGCTTGATTGCCTCAAGGACGAACGCCGCCCAATGCCCAAAATAAAGACCGCATCGACGCGAATCTTCAACATCGCTCCTGTGCACATCCTTTACCTCGCTAGAAAGTACTTCGGTTCTTTCTTTTCTCATATGCTTGACAACAAAATGAGGAACTTTGCTCGCGTAGGAATTGATGTACATGGACCCGAATGGTCCGAGCTCGCGAACCAACACGACGCCTTTTCCAATCACCATGTAATCGGCGACTATCGTAAGTTCGATGCTTCCACTCGATCCTATCTCATTAAGACCGCTGCGGAGAAGATCGATGATTGGTACAAGGCTCATGATCCCAACTGGAAAGAATCCGACAGAAATGTTCGACGCACTCTAATGGACGACCTCGCCTACAGCATTGCAATGAATGGACTCCATCTCGTTCTCTATACGTCTGGCCTCAACTCCGGCGCATTCATGACCGAGATCCTGAATTGCTTAACTAATGATATCTACCAGTATGCTACATGGCGAATAATTCAAAGGAAAGCTAAGAACTATTCCTCGATGCACTACGAAGTTTACAATCATAACGTCCTCCGCTCGATCTATGGAGACGATATTATTGCATCCGTCAAGGCACCTTTCCACGAAGATTTCAACTTTATTTCCATCCGAGATACTCTTCGCGACGCAGGCATTGATTTCACACCTGCCAACAAATCTGAACAGGACTATACCACCGTTCCTTTTAGCGAAATCACGTTCTTGAAACGTTCGTTCACTCCATCCGAACGAAAATTCATATATTACGCTCCTCTTCCGTTACCCGTAATTGAAGACATTGCTAACTACATCTGGCAACATCGCTTAGCCGACAACGATCAACTTACTCGAATTAATTGTGAAGCTGCACTACGCGAAGCCAAACATCATCCGCGACACGTGTTCTCGCAGTTGAAATACGACCTCAACCAGGCATTAGCTGAGAAAGGGATCGAACCGTTGACTTACCAATGGGAAGATTTCAATCTTGAGTTTATGTCTCAATTCGACTAAAACGCACGTCCAACTTTATGTTAATTCGAACAAGACGATCCAACCGACTGAGCGCGTTTGAAATTCCATCTCAAACCTGTTTGATTGAACAATATCTTCGTCATTTATTCCTTTTCTACCTGGTCATGGCCGGTGAAGACGCCCTTGTGGTTATTAAAACGTCCAACTGAAGCCGAGGATTAAAGAAATAAGTAGCAATACGATCGCCCGTGACAAGATTTGTTTAAGTTAGC